AAGACGGGGAAATGGATTTTGGTGAAATTACGCCAGAGATGGCTAAAGCGGCGGGGCGTCAGGCTGGGAAAATTCGCCTACAAGAGGGTATTCAAAATCCCGATGGAACTGGCTATGGGTTGGCGCATATTGAAGCCAATCACGGCAAGCAAATTCGTGCTTTGGGCTTTTCCGATGCGGTTGATTTTGTGCAGAACCTTGCTGGCAACTTTTCTGAAATCTGGAAGGCTAAAAGTGGGCAACTGCTAGTTACGGTGAATGATGGCCGTAAAGATGTGATGTTTATCCAGCTTTCACCAAGCGAGAACGGAGACTTTTACCGTGTTAATTCGGCATTTCCTGTTCGTCAAAAGGATTATGAGCAAAGAAAAGGGATGGAAAAGCTTTGGGGTGGGAGCGAACCCGCACCTGTTGCAACTGGGCAGCAACCCGCGTTCGCTACTGAAACCCCTAATAAGCCCAGTGAGGTCAGTCCCAACGCTCGCAGCCAAAGCAGTGGTGCTAGTGTAGGCCAAAATGGCCAAGCTGAGCAAGGCTCGAATCCAGCCGAGCCAATCGACGAAAAAGAGGCGACACAAACCCAACCCGCCGAGCGCATTGAGGACTTTGGCGAGAAGATTTCGGGTGCACGCAAGGACTACGCCAGCAAGCTGAAAGACGCACAAGATTTGGATGTTGCCACCAGCCCATTTGCCAAAGCGTGGCCAGAGCCGAACTACCAAAAGCTACTGGACGGCGGCATGAAGCCTGAGCATGTGGCATTGATTCGCGCCATTCGTGACGAAATCCCCGCCAAGCCACGCCATGCGTGGAAGCTCAAGCAGTGGGTGAAGCAGGTACAGACGCTGCGCGAGTCGGTGACCATTATCATGGCTGACCCCGATTCCGCCAGCGAGTTCGCCAAGCGCATAGAAGAAAACAACGTAGTTAGTGGCATCACAGGGCGCGCTAGCCTTTATGAAGCACTAGGGCACGAAGAAAGCCTAAAAGACTACAGCCTTAAAGCTGGCTCTTACGGCGTGTTTAACGGTGTGCGTTATTCGCCTAATAAAACATTTTGGACGGTGAGCAAGGAAGGCAAAGGCGGGCGGTTTGAAACGATTTTATCCAGCGGTGAAACCAAGGCCGAAGCCTTGGCCGATTATCTGGCCAAGCGCAAAACCGCCGCACCAAAAGCCGCCAGTGCAGCCAAGGGCACAACCTTTGATATTTACACCGATCGCACTACAAAAGAGGCGTTTATCGGCAAGAAAATTGGCACGAATATAGTGCGCATTAAGACGGGCTTTGCCACGGTAAAAGAAGCCCGCCTGTACAAGGCAGCGCACCAAGCGGAGCTGGAAGAACGCCTCGCCAAGCTCAAAGACGTGCCTAACGAGCGCAACGAAACCAACGCCCCGCGCGTTGGCATTGACCACCGCAACGGCGCCAACGTAACGCCAGAGCAGTTTGGTGAAACTTTTGGCTTTCGTGGCGTGCAATTTGGCAACAGCGTAGAGCAAAAGCGCCGCCAGCAAGATTTGAATGATGCCTATGACGGCCTGATGGACTTGGCGGGCATTTTAAACTTGCCGCCAAAAGCCTTATCACTCAATGGCGAGCTGGCCTTGGCCTTCGGTGCGCGTGGCATTGGTGGCAAGCACCCTTTCAAAGCCCATTACGAGCCTGGCGAAGTCGTAATTAACCTAACCAAAGGCAATGGAGCAGGCAGCCTTGCCCATGAATGGTGGCACGCGCTGGATAACTACTTTGCCAAAGACCGCAATGGCGGCAAAGCGCCTGACTTTTACGGTACAGAACATGGCTACCACTCCAGCACACGACAAGAAATGAAAGAAGCGTTTGCTGCAATCGCAAGCGCCGTAAATCGCGCAGGCATTAAGGCGCGCTCGCAAAAGCTGGATACCACGCGCACAAAAGCCTACTGGAGCACTGGCCGAGAAATGACGGCGCGTGCTTTTGAAAGCTATATTATCGAGAAATTGCGCGACCAAAACCAGTCTAACGACTACTTGGCCAACATCGTTAGCGAAGACTACTGGAATGCGGCAGCGGCTTTGGGCGTAGAAAAAGGTAACACTTATCCCTACCCAGAAGCCGCCGAACTGCCAGGAATCCGCGCCGCTTATGAGTCGTTTTTCCAAACCATCGAGCACAAAGAAACTGATGATGGGGATGTGTTGCTTTTTAGCCGCACACCCGCCACCAAGGCCGCTTATGAAAGCCGCATTGATGCGTTGTTTAATGGCAGCAAACCCAATCAGCATGGCGTAACCGTACTTGATCGCAGTGATGTTTTGGATTTGTTGGGCTTTGGCGATATGCCTGTGGTGCTCAATGAAAAACACGCCATTGATGACGGCAAGTTTAATCACCCGCTAACTGCTGAGCAGTGGAAGCGCATCCCTGATTATCTTGAGAACCCCGTGGCGGTGTTTGAGCGAGGCGATGGGAATTTAACCTTTGTAACCAGTGAGCTGGTTGACGGTAAGCCTCTGATTGTCGGTATCTCTCCAGAAGTTGGCATGATTGGTGGACGTTCTGTTGCAAAGCAGCACTTGTTACTTACGGCTTATGTTCGAGATAGAGGTGATTTGCCTGTTAAGCGAATGATTAACGATGGTGAATTGCGCTATGTGGACACAAGAAAAAGCCCCGAATTCAATGCAGGCTCTGGGCTCCAAATCCCCAGCAGCGGCATTGATCTTCGAGGCCTTGGATATAAAGTACACACAGGCGCGGATTTATTCAAGTACCGCCAAGATAATCAGACAAACTACCGCATGGATGCGCCTGATGTAGTAACAAGCGGCATGCCCCGCGCCCGAGTCCAAGCCATTACCGACAAAGTGTTAGGCGGTAAAAACAATGACGTAATCATTGTGCAGAGCTTTAAAGACCTACCCGAAGACGTGAAGCGCGCCATTGGCCTAGACGGCACAGGCGAGGGCGATTTTAACGCGCTGCATTACAAGGGTAAGTCTTACATTGTGGCCGATGCCATGAAAACAGCCGCTGAAGTAGAAGCGGCGATATTTCACGAGCATTACACCCACGGCGGCTTACGCGCCAAGTACGGCAAGGACTTGGGCAAGAAGCTGGATGACATGCTAACCAAGGCAGGCGGCATTGTTGGCTTGCGTATGCAAGCCAAGAAGCAGGGTATTAACCTGCACGAATATGAGAAAGCCTTAGCACGAAACCCTAGCATGGATGCGCAAACCAAAAAACGCATCCTGATGGAAGAGCTTTTGGCTCACATGAGCGCCACCACGGGCACGCTGCGCCGTAAATTAGAGGAAGTGTTGGGCGCAATTCGGCAATGGCTGCGCGATAACGGCTTTGCCGAACTGGCTAAGCTACGCGCCAGCGACATTGCTTACACACTGAAACAAGCGCGTGAAGCGGTGCAAACCAAAACCCCAGCCAAAGAGACTGCTGTTGGTGATGCGCCTGCGTACTCGTTCAGCGAAGGCACCGAGCTGGGCATCACCGCCGAGCAAGCCAAACAGCAATTCGCCGACACTGAAAAAGCCTATGGCGGCAAAGCGGCTTATGGAAAAGCGAAAGAGGCAGGCAAAACCAAGCTGAATTACCATCAATGGGTGCAAGTGCGCACGCCAGCCTTTAAGGCGTGGTTTGGCGACTGGGAGGCGGTGCGAGCGCAGAAGCGATTGGACGACATGAAACCCGTTCAGGTGCGGGTTCCTGATGAGTGGAAATCATTGCCAGTTCATGAATTACGCCAGCGCGTTGAAGATTCATTGTTAGAGCTGATGCACTCAGGCGAGCCATTGCATCATCCTGAAGCAGGGGACGTGGCGATTGTTCGCAAGGGGATTAAAAAGGCATTGGCATCCAGTGCCGATCCAGCGAAGTTACAGGTGCTTGGTGATTTACGTCGTGCTTTTGAGAGCAGCATTCTGGCAAGCTCGCAGGCTGCGAAAGATGACGCGCCTAACGTGCTGGCTTACGACAAGCTTATTGCCTCTTTGAATGTGGGGGGCGCTGATGTTGTGGCTGTGTTTACAGTTAAGCGCCTTACGGACGGCAGTCAGTTCTATAACACTGTAGCGCTAGATAATGGACAAGAAAAAACCCCAGTAGCCTCTCCGAGGGATACCCTCACTAAGGAGGAACGCGCCACATCGGCCAATACTGGGGTCAGCTCATTTATACGCCGCCCGCTTGAGCGAGTCAATCCAGACAGCGTTTCCAAAGTGATTGACCCTGATACTGGCGAGCCGCTGGTGGTGTATCACGGGACGGGGAAGGATTTCACTGAGTTCAAAGAAGGGGTTCGCCAGTCGTTATACGGTGGTGGCATTTATTTTGGCAAGTCGCCAGATGTGGCTAGTTCGTTTGCATCGCCTTTGCGCGGCCCTTCGCCCAATGTGATGTCGGTGTATTTGAACCTTCAGAATCCGTACATTGAGCAGGATGCTGATTACTCCAAGACGCCGAAGGTGTCAAAGCTTAAAGAGCTAGGGCATGACGGCATCATCGCGCACGATGGCCAGGTTGTAGCGTTCTATACAAAGCAAATCAAATCCGCCACCGGCAACACGGGGCAATTTAACCAGAACAACCCTGATATTAACTATCTGCGCGCCTTCCACGGCAGCCCGCACTTGTTTAACGAGTTTGACCTAGAAAAAATCGGTGACGGCGTGGGCGCGCAGGCGTTTGGACATGGTTTGTACTTCTCTGGTCGTGAAGACGTTGCGCGTTTTTACAAAGAGCAAGCCAACGGCGAGGGCAATCTGTACCAAGTGGATATTCCCGAAGTGGATGACTTGCTGGATTACGGCCTGCCACTTAACCAACAGTCTTCACCAGTAAGAGCAGGCATTAAAGCTATGCTCAAGCGCCCAGAGGCGGTCTTTTATTCTGCATTCCAACAGGCTGTAGATCAAAATGGTACGGGCGAAGCGATTTACCAAGCCTTGGCGCATGACTTGGGTAACCAGCAAGAAGCCAGTGCCGTGTTTAATAAGGCTGGCATACCAGGCTTAACCTACCAAGGCTTTGAGCATCGTGTGGTTGGTGGCAAGGAGTCGCGCAACTATGTGATTTGGGATGATTCGCTAATCGACATGGAGGCGATAAACGGCCAGCGTGCGCAGGCGCAAGCGCTGTTGTATAAAAGCAAAAGAGCCTCTGGTTCCCATCTTCTAAAGCAAGCTTTAGTACATGAGTCGTCGGTGCTCAAGGGGCTCCAATTGCCCAATAGCGTTTCCGACACGAGAGGCTCAGGCAAAGTATTGACCGAAGACGATATTTTGTCAAACGACGACCCTGTAATGTTCAGCCGCACCAGCGCAGCCAGAGATAATCTGGCTAGCAAGGCCGAGGCTGTTCTCAATGCCGCTGACAAATGGGCAGATCGAGAGCGAGTTATCCCGAACGACTGGACGGACGCGCAAAAGGCCGCCGCTGGCAAGTTTGATACCTTTACCCCGCGCCAACCATTTAGCAGCAAGCTAAAGCAGATTCGAGCGACTGGAAAAGATCGCTTTGTGCAGAAAGTATTTGATCAATTCCGCCCATTAAAGAGCCTTTCCAAGAAGGCATACATGCAGGCGCAATTAGCCAAGGGGCATGCTGGCGCGCTGGAAGCGGTAGCCACGCTGGGCACGCCCTATCTGAAAGACGGGGCTATTGCCGTGAGGCAGGATGAAAACGGCTTTATTGGAAAGCTGTCAAAGCTTGGCGACATGGAAGAAGTGCGCAAATTCTTAATGTGGGTAGCGGCCAATCGAGCGGAAAAGCTAATGAGCGAAGGCCGTGAGAACCTATTCAGCCGTGACGATATTGACGCCATGAAAGCCTTTGCTACGGGCACACTAAAAGACGGCCGAGCGCGCGCCGCCGCTTACGCCCAAGCTGCGCAAGAGCTGCGCAAATACAATAAAGCCGTGTTGGATATTGCCGAGCAAGCTGGGCTGGTGAACAGCGAAAGCCGTGCAGAATGGGAGAGCGAATTTTACATTCCTTTCTACCGTGTGCTGGAAGACGAGAATGGCACGCCTAGCAATAAACACTCTCACGCGGATGCGCGCCTAGTGCGCCAAGAGGTTATCAAGCGGCTCAAAGGCGGCACAGATAACCTTGGCGATCCGCTAGAGAATATCTTGGCCAACTGGGGCAGCTTGCTTGGCGCATCCATGCGCAACATGGCAGCGAGCGAAGCGTTAAACGAAGGGGAGAGCCTTGGCATATCCAGCAAAGTAGGTGCACAGGACTTTGCAGGGGGTGAGCGTGGCGACACTTGGACGATGCAAAACGGCCAGCGCGTGTACTGGCACGTTTACGATGCGCCTGTAATGGAAGCCCTAGAAGCGATGAACTTCACAGGCTACGACAATCCATTTATGAAAGCCGCTGGCGCATTCAAGCGCGCACTGACCACGGGCGTGACGATTTCGCCCGTATTCCGAGCAAATAACCTAGTGCGCGACCTTGTGCACTCAATGGCCGTTGCCGATGTGAGCTATAACCCACTAAAAAACCTTGCCGATGGCTGGAAAATGACGGGCAAAGGCACGGACAGCATGGCGCAGCTTTTGGCTGGTGGCGGAGCTATTCGATTTGGCAGTTTTACCGATGGTAATGCGGGCGACGTGGTAAAACGCATGATAAAAAGCGGCATTGAAGACCACCAAATCTTAAACACGTCTGAGAAATTCAAGAACGCCTTAACCAAATTCTTTACCGGCTATCAGGAATTTGGCGACCGAGCGGAAACAGTGAACCGCGCAGCGGTATACCAGCGAGTGCTTGCCGAAACAGGCAGCCACCTAGAGGCTAGCTTTGCCGCCCGCGACCTAATGAACTTCTCTAGCATGGGAAGTGCGGCGGTAATTCGGGCAATGGCCCAAGTGCTGCCGTTTTTTAACGCACGCTTGCAAGGAATGGATAGGCTTGTACGAGGCGCAGCGGATAACCCAATGCGATTTGCCAAAGTGGTAGGCGTGCTTGGCGCAGCTTCGGCGCTGTTGTTCTTAATGCAGGCTGACGATGACGAATACAAAGCGCTGCCTGATTATGTGCGGGATACCTACTGGCCGATCAAGCTAGGCGGAACGTGGCTGTATATTCCCAAGCCGTTTGAAGTGGGTGCGCTGGCCACGGTAATTGAGCGCGGCACCGAGCTAATGACAGCGGGCAACGACTACCAAGCCAAAGACTTTGCCGCCACGCTAACCAGCACGCTTGTCAATACACTGGCCATGAACCCCGAGCCGCAAATCATTCGCCCTGCGATGGAATCGTGGTTTAACTACGATATGTTTAGAGGCCGCCCTATCGACAGCATGGGCATGGAGCGCCTACTACCCCAAGACCGCTACGACGCCGACACCAGCGCTGGCGCTGTTGCCCTTGGTCAGGCGCTCAACAGCTCGCCACAAAAAATAGAGCACATGGTGCGCGGATACTTTGGCTGGCTTGGACTGCAAGCGCTTAATGTGACCGACATCATAGGGCGCAGTTTGACCGACATGCCAGCCAGCAGCAGGCGCGACCTTAGCCAGATCAATAACTGGTTTGTGGTGGGCAATGTGGCTAAGGAATCGGGCACATTACCATCCAAATATGTTGAACGCTTTTATGACATGCAGCGCGAAATTAACGAGCTGTATCAGTCTGCCAATGCGGCGCGCAAGGCGGGTAACACCGACCGCTATAACGAGCTAATGGGCGACCCAAAAATGAAAGCGCGCAACATGCTGAACTCAGCAAATAACCGCATCACGCTCATTAACCGCCAGATTAAGGCCGTAACGGCGCGCACCGACCTAAGCGCCAAGGAGAAAAACGAAGCAATCCAGAGGCTAAATGAGCGCCGCAATGCGATAGCAAAACAGGTGGACGACATAGCGCGGGCATAAGCTCGCCCCTGTAGTGTTTCGTTAAATGCTTATAGGTTTGCAAAATGGCAACAAAACAGAATCAGGATGCAGTAATGGACGAAAAAACCGAACTGGCAATTGAGATAACCGCCGCCTCTTTAGCCAACAAAACAACCGTTGGTGGTGCCGCTGCTGGATTTGTCGGCTGGCTAACTCAGGTCAATTGGATTGGCTTAACAGGTGCGATGGTGGCGGTGGTTGGATTGATCGTGAGCGTTTATTTTCAGTGGCGAAGGGATAAGCGTGAGACTGAGCTAAATCGCGCAAAGATTCGTTCGCTGATTGATTCGTGCGAGGCAAACGATGAAGCGGCTTAGTGTTGGCGGCCTAAGCCTAAGCGCGGCGGGATTTGTTGCGCTACTGACCTTTGAGGGCTTTTCCCCCTCTGCCTACATTCCCGTAAAGGGTGACGTTCTTACACTGGGGTTTGGTAGCACATCAATTGCTGGACAACCTGTAAAGGCGGGCGAAAAAATCGACCCAGTGCGTGCGCTGGTGGCAGCAAGCGATCATATAAGTGCCGCCGAAAAAGAATTTCGCAAAAGCATCGAGGGCATTGCGCTCTATCAGTACGAGTACGATGCTTATGTGGATTTTGTTTACCAGTATGGGATTGGCACATGGCGCACAAGCTCCATGCGCCGTGAGCTACTGGCGGGCGATTATGCGAAGGCTTGCGGGGCCTTGCTGCTGTATCGCTATGCTGGCGGGTACGACTGCTCAACAGAGATTAACGGACAGCCAAACACCAGATGCTACGGCGTCTGGCAACGCCAGCTAGAACGGCATAAGAAGTGCCAAGGCGGTGAGCAATGAACGTAATTTCTACTTTAGGGGCCGTTCTTGGCCTGTGCTTGGCTGCGTATTTCGCTGGGCAAAACAGCATCAAAACCGAGCTTTCTAAGCTCAAAGGCCATCTGGCCCAACAACAAGAGCAGGCAGAAATTGAGCTTAAAAAAGCCCAAGACCAAACCCGTGTGCTGCACGAAAAAGCCGCGCAAACCCTAAAAAACCAAGAGAAAAAAGACCGTGAAGCACTCAGCCAAATTAACGATTTGCAGCGCGCTCTTGCTAGCCAGCCTATCCGCGTGCGCTACCAAGCCACCAGTGGGGCTAGTGGTAAGTGCGCCGCCAGCGCCCAAGACAAAAGTACCAGCGCTGGTACAACAAACAGAACCGAAGCCAGCAGGCTATTACCAGAATCTAATTCTCAACGCCTTGCAGCAGCCATAGCCGAAATCGAAACCCTTAGCGCCGCATATTCATCGTGTCGCGCAACACTGGAGCTTAAATAAAATGAACGAACAACAGATTGAAAACGAAATCCAAGATAAAGGCCTGAACGCGCCACGCCTAACGCCCGAACTGATTGATAAGACTATCGCTGGCGAAGCGTACTACATTTTCCCTGGCACAACCGTTACCGTTTGCTGCTTGACCTTGCGTAATGGCTTTACCGTAATTGGCGAGAGCGCTTGCGCCAGCCCCGAAAACTTCGATGAAGCCCTTGGCAGAAAAATTGCGCGCGAAAACGCACGCGATAAAATCTGGGCGCTAGAGGGTTATTTGTTGCGTGAGAAGCTAGCCAGCTCTTAGACAGAGCAGCATTCGCCTAAGAGCGACGCCCCAGCCGCACCTTACAAAGTGGTATACAACTAAGACAAAAAAACTGTATATAAATACAATTCATTTGTCAGGCTTAGCCAAGGAGTTGTATGCAAGAGCTAAAAAATGATACCGTTTTTACCGAAAATTTCGTGCTACATGGGGGCGAAAAAATCCCGTACAGTCAACTAACCAAAAGCCACCCCGTCATAAAAGACCCGCTTTCATTCCGCCTTGGCGTTATTGTTGGCACGAGGCTAGCGCAAAAAGAGTACGCACGAAAGGCGCACGAAACCGCATAACTCTTTGTTTTATATGGTGTTTCGCAGTCTGGCCCGAGGCGCGGTATGCTAATGAGGTATCACCCAGCAAAAAGGGCGAGCGCTGGGAGCGGGTGCGCGCGGGGGCACTGGCCAAGATGGATTTGGGCAACATGAGCCTAAATAGCCTGAGCGTGCAGGTGATGAACCAGTGGATAGCTGAGCGTGGCACAAAGGTATCCGCTGGCACAGTGAATCGTGAACTTACCTTTTTGTCGTCGGTGTTTGAGTATTGCGTAACGCATTGGCGCTGGCTGAAGGCGAACCCCATAAAGGGAACGCTCAAGCCCAAAGACCCGCCGCCGCGCGATAGGCGTTTATCCGACCGTGAGATAAGCCGCATTTTGCAGGCGCTGGACGATTTTAAAGACGAGGTGATAACGCTACGCCATGAGATTGCCGTGGGCTTTTTGCTGGCGCTGGAAACGGCCATGAGGCAAGGTGAGATTTGGGCGCTCAGGTGGGAAAATGTGTACCTTGCCCAGCGTTATGTGCATTTGCCTGACACGAAAAATGGCACCAGCCGCGATGTGCCTTTATCGCACAGGGCGGTGGCGCTGCTTGAGATGATGGCAAACGACAGTAACCAGCTTGGCGTGGTGTTTGCGAGCAACCAAAAAAGCGTGGGAACGATTTTTAGGCGGGCGGTAAAAATGGCGGGGCTTGAGAATCTAACCTTTCACGACACGCGCCACGAAGGCTTAACACGCCTAGCCAGAAAGCTGGACGTGCTCGATTTGGCGCGCATGGTGGGCCACCGTGACCCACGCAGCCTAATGATTTACTACAACGCCACCGCTACCGAAATAGCGGGGCGTTTAGGGTAGGTGAGGATAAAGGAACATTAAGGGGCGTTTATGGAATTTAACAATATGCTATGCTACCCAAGCACCTGCAATTTAAGCAGCAGGTCTGTGTAGGTATCTATATGCTTTTTAACGATGAAAAAATGGCCCAAATGTCCGCATACTTTTTGCAAAAAAGAGGCGGAAGAATGTCTTATTTAAAGCTAATGAAGATGCTTTATTTATCAGACAGAAAATCGCTAGAAGTAACTGGCGAATCTATTTCTGGCGATGAGCATTATTCTATGCGGCATGGGCCTATCTTATCGCAAACCTATGATCTGATTTGTGGCGCAACTGATTCAGAGGTGTGGGATTCGTGGATTCGGGCCGAAAGTAATCACGAGGTTAGTTTAAAACGCTCCTTTACGCTAGATGACCTTGGAGAATTGTCACCGTTTGATATAGAAGTAATGGATGAGGTTTGGGAAGAGGTAGGCAAAATGAAACGCTGGGAGTTGGTAGAGTACACGCACCGATTGCCAGAATGGAAAAGCCCTGGCACCTCTTCAGCCCCCATTGATCCTAGAAGCCAATTTATCGCGCTTGGCAAAACAGCCGAACAAGCCGAAGACTTGCACGCTGCTTTGCTAGAACGCAGGGCGCTTGATAGAGCCTTGGCTGATTTGCGTTAATGGAAGTTTGCAAAAAGGGTACACTGCTTATTCCAACAGGGGCGGTTAGGCACTTGCATATAGTGATGAACGACCCTGTATTTTCCCCAGAGCACAAAAGAGAAAGCGTATTACTGGTAAACCTATCGTCAATAAAAGAAGGGTTGCCATACGACGATGCCTGCGTACTCGAAGCTGGTGAGCATTCATTCATTAGGCACCCAAGCTATGTGCATTATCGAGGCGCTGTTATATCGTCCGTTTCACGCATTACCGATAAGGTAGGGCTAGGGGATTACACGGCTCTAGAGCCTGTTAGCAATGAACTGTATGCCAGCGTGCTAAAAGGGTTTTCCGTATCTCGCTATACAGCTCTTGAAGTTATGCGGTTTATTCGCAAGTACATTAGCGATAGCCAATAATCGGTTGGTAGGGGCGGCGCGCGCCCCTGTGCTTAGGCCGCTTCCATCCGTTCAGCTAGCTTGGTTAAGCCCTTGGGCAGTATTCGCACTTGGTCGCTTATCTTGGTGCTGCCATCTGAACGAGTGACTTCGGTGGTTTTGTGCTCCAAAAGCCCTTGTTGGATTTTATCTTGGTAGGCTATCCAGTTGGCGCAGCCTGTGCGTCGGTATATCCATTGGTTTATGGATAGGCAGGCAAACAGGTCTTTGGGGCGCATTTGCAGTTGCTTGGCCGCATCGGTGATGCAAAGTGAGCCGTCCGATACGGTAGCCAGCCTGTCTAATGCCTGTGCCTTTGGCTTGGTTTCTTCTAATTCACTTTCCAGCTCAATAACCTTTTCGGTATAGCCCAGCAGTAGGTTACGCATGGCCGCTGGGTTACTAAGCATTTCCATAGGATCGGCAGGCTTGGTGGCTTTGGCCAATTCAAAAAATGCTTTTACCAAGTGCATTTTAAAACGTCGCACGATTTCGCTGTTACGCATGTAAGTGAGTAGCAGCGTAGCTTGCTGTTCATTTAGGATTGCCACCTCTCTAGACTGCATACCGCCAGCGGTTTCAAAGGGTGCGATTTCAAATCCGACCCTTCCAAACTCCGATAAATCGGCCTGATAGGTGCGTACCAGCTTAATAACGCTGGCGTGTTCGTTTTCTGTGCCTTCTGCAATCGCCAAAGACGTGGTTACGGCTTGGCCGTTATTCAAAGTAACAATGTTATTCATGCTTGTACCTCCATTAACGCTTTGGCATTGGTTTCGATATAGTCCAGCTTGTCGCTCAGCATCCAGCAGGTGTCCGCCAAAATCTTGGTGTTCAAAGTGGTGGGGTCTATTTCGCCCAACATGATGATTTGCAACACGGCCTTAGCTTGCGCTATGTCGCGAGTGAGGGTATCGAACAGGTCGAATTTATCTTGGGTGTTTAATGGGGTAGATTGCAGCATAAAAACGCTCCTCTGTGAGTCTAAAAACCTCATCGGAACGTTCTTATGCGCAACCGATAAGGGTATCGGGAGGTTAAGAACTCGTACAGAGCCGAGCGGACTTATTTCCCTTGCGGGTGTTTTATTAGTCGCCCTCCCGATATAAAAATCGGGTACAAAAAAACCGCTTATCTTTCGGGTGCGGTGGCCGCTCTGATTGGAGTTCTTACGCTCCATCACTTTCGTGATAGGCGCAGTTTTATCCAAAGCGGTGGCAACTGTCAAGCGCTGCTTGACGGTTGGGTTAAGTGAGAATGGCAAAGTTGTCATTACACCGCCTCTCTTAGTCTTGTCGCCCACGCCACCACCTCTTTTGCCTTCCAGCGTTTGGTAGGCCCACCGTCTTGGCTAACAGGTATCACCACGGCGCGCGGAAAATCTTTGCGGCTGGTTAGCTGGTGGTTTTGAATGTACTTAACGCTTAAGCCTATGTACGCTGCAATTTCGTGCTGGCTCCACAGCGTGGCGTCAGTAACGTGCGACAGGCTTTGCTTTTTAATTTCGCTAAGCAATTCTTTCAGCAGGGTTTCTGCATTGTTTTCTAATAATTCTGCGCTCATTAATTACCTCTATACCTTCATTAGTTTCCTGTACTCCCAAACCCACAATCGCCGCGCTCCGTTTCGCTCAGCTCAGTCACCACCATAATATTCACTTGCTCAGCTTTAATTAGCATGGCCTGGGCGATACGATCACCAGCATTTACTTCAAACGGGTGCGCGCCATCGTTGGCGAGTTTTATTTTTAATTCGCCGCGATAATCCGAGTCGATAACGCCCGTAGAGTTGGCTAAACGAATGTCGTTTTTAAAACCGTGACCACTGCGGCTATACACCATTAGCGCGTAGCCTTCTGGGATTTCAAAAGCCAAGCCAGTGTTAAAAACAGCAGACAATTTTGGCAAAACAAAGCCATTGCTTGTGGTGCAAATATCAAAACAGGCCGCGCCTTTGCTTTGGTAAGCTGGTACTTGCGCTTGCTCGTTTAGCAATTTAATTTTTAATTCCATAACGATTCCTTATTGGGGCGGCTTGCGCCCCGCAGCAATTAGCAGTTGAACACGCCTAAATAAGTCGGAATTTGGCCATCAAGTTTGTTTACTACCAGCTCTTTAAAGGCATCCATGATTTCATCCTGCACTTTTTCTAAGCGTTTAATGCGGAATGAAAGTTTTGGGATTTCGCCAGTAATTACTGAAATGCGTGCGCTAAAATTAAACTCAGGCAGTTCGTTGTATGGTGAGCACTGGAATAGGATTTCAGCAGGCAAGCCAGTGTCGGTTTTAGCTTCAACATTTTCTAAAGCTGAACGGCTAGAGCGAAAATCTTGCACCTCATGCTCAGCTTTAGCGTTGGCTTCGATGGTTAGGCGACGCACCGCTGCAATGGCTTTATTAATAAAGATAACTTCGCCTTCTTTATCAAAGCAGGTGATGAAGCTAGACCAGTCTTCCATGAATTCAGCCAACTGCTTTTGGCTAAGCATTGTGTCGTGCTTAGCCAGCAGGGCTTTGTATTCAGCTGTTTTTTCTAGCTCTAAAGTGGCTTTAAAATCAGCATGGCCAGCTTTATCAGCATTACCAAGGTTAAAAATAACAGTGGCAGACGCAGTATCTTTATCAATAAAGCACTTGGTACCATCTTCTTTGTTATCAAGAGAAAATTTAGCGAAGTCATTTACCGATTTGGTATTCAACGCGCCAGTAAAGCGCACACGGTTAGGCAAATAACACTCTAGGCTTTTAGTTTCAAAATTTTGCGGCAGAGACACTAGCGGGTAGGCCAGTTTTTGATTAGCAACAGCTTCTTGGGCTGCATTAATGGCTTGCGATAACTGGATCTGTTCGATTGCGGATTTATCCATCATGGTTTTACCTGTTTAGTTGTCGGTAGGTTGTTGCGCGGGGTTAGCCGCGCGCATTAGGGAACTTGGTTACTGAGCTATCAGCCACGCCGCCTTTTTTGTCCAAGAGCTGCCCCTGTTTTTCAGGAAAGAAGGTCAGGGCACCTTTTGAGCCAACGTACATGGGCGTTGTAGTGGTATCTGTTTCGCTTGCACTACCGCGCTTAGTTGGTCGCTTGTAACTAATTTTGTGGTCGATCTGAACTTGGTCAGAGTTACCGATCTGTTTAAAATCTAAAGTGATGACTACTTGCCCTTTGGCCTGATAGTCCACTGTCGCACCAGCAACATCACTTAAAATTCGGCTAATCTTTTCTTCAAATACTCCGCCGTCTAAGTCAGCAAAGAATTGTTCTACTTGAGTGCTCATGTTCACCTCATTCATTATTTAACGGTCGTTAGTTTTGGTTTATCTGCCGCCGCTTCTGCATTGGCCAGATTTCTTAAATGCACTTCTTCACGCAGCACAGCCACGTTTTTCGGTGCATCAATTCCGATACGGACTTGCTTGCCAATAACGCCAAGCACAGTCACCGTAATGCCTTTATCAATCAAAAGTTTTTCACCGGGAAAGCGGGTTAAAATCAACATACGATTATTTCCTTATGCCGCCACTTGAGCGCGTTGAATGTGGATGGCGGTCAATGTGGTAAAGCCTGCGACCTCCAGCATCTTGCGAAATTTCGCCTCAATAGCTGCGCTTGGTGCGTGTGCTGGTACGTCTAACTCAAAGGTGCAGGTCACAATGGTTTTGCCGTTGCTGGCCTGTGGTTGCAGGGCAGGGGCTGGCTCTTGGTTTACATCTACCAGTTGGTGCTGTGGCTCATCTACTAATTCAGCGGAATTTAGTAGTTGAGTATTGAACTGCTCAACCGACACACTTTTCTTTGCCTCAGCGTGTACACGCGCTTCAAAATCGGCACGTTCTTTAGCTTCTTGCGCCAATCGTGCTTGTCGCTCTTGTTCTAGCGCGGCGCGTGCTTCGGCCTCGGCTTTTGCCTTGGCTTCAGCTTCAATGCGTGCTTTGTGCGCAGCCACGGCTTGCTGTTCGCGCTGCACTTCGGCGGCGATAATCTTTTCTAAGCCAGCCTGATATTCAGCATCTTCGGCGTACAAAATATGGTTAACGTGAGCCTGATTTAATGGCGCAGCCAGACCAAGGCGGTAGCACTCGGCTTCTAACTTGGCCAAGCGCAAATCACCTTTGTTTTGCAGCGCGACAGAAAAGGCGACAGCCTCAGCAATGGCCGCCTTGGTTTTGGCCGTCAGCGCGCCGCTGGCAGTAATGGCCGTGAGTTTGGTCAGCTCATCAATTTCGCCGATAAATGAGCTAAATACCGCGCCATGACGCAAGCCTTGTTTTTCTTTTTGAGCTTCAAATTCAGCGGCAATAATTCCAGTAATTTCTGCCAGTTTTTCAGCCTCAAATACTTTTACTTGCTCATTGATAGCGTTTTGCACGGTGGCAATTTTGCCCTCAAGGTCTTTCATTTGAGTTTCAAAAATAGCGACTGGCTCGGTCAGTTCTTTTTTACGGTCAAGGCGCGCGCGGTTGATAATCTTTGCTTGCGCACCTAACTCTTGAGCCAGTTTTTTATCTGCCGCTAAGCTTTCAGCAGTAACTTTAAGCTTGGTGTACTTTTCTAAATGCAGATCCAAAGCATCGGCCAGTTCGCGGTAATTAAACTCAATCACCGCTGGCGCAAAGGTTTCAAACTTAAACTCTGGCAAAATCATTAATTCGGTCGTCATATCTCTACACCTCAAAATCAAAAGTGGTTTGTTCTTCTTCCGCTGGCGCGTTCAAAACTTCTTTGGCAGCGTTAATGCCGTACTGGCCATCAATCAAATCCGCGTAATAATTAATCAGGCCGTCAAACTCGGTTAAATCGGCCATCATGGCGGCTATGTACGCCTCGTTACGGTCTATGCGGTAAATCTTGTAAGGCTTCTCACACACGCCAGCCATTTGTGGCGTGTAGAGCATGAACTCCCACCACATGCGGCCAGTGGCCAGCATGTTCATTTGCACCTGATCCATCACGGTTGAAATATCGCCCTCAACAAGAATCGGCATAAGCTCGTCAGGGGATAAAAAGCACTTGTACTCTGCGCCACCGTCCGCACCGATCAGGCCGTCAGGTGACGCACCAAAGCGACCACACTCAGAAGCGTAAAAGCCAGGCACAATAATCAGCTCTCCGCATTCCATTTCATGCAGCATGCGCGCGTCATTTTCCAGCGCATTGCCGCGTTTCATGTAAGCGTTGCTGTAGGTATCATCCAGCACGCTTTTGGCCACACGCTCGAAAGCCAATCGGAAGGCGTATTTTTTGGCCGCTACCGACCAATCACCGTTTTTTAAACGTGCGCGAATGGTTTTAATGTTGCTGGCAGTAATCACACCTGCCCGCGCTTCAAACCATTCTGGCGTGCCTTGTTCGCAGTCCACTTCGTTAAAGCTCAGGCCAAAGTTATTCATGCTTACACCTCAAAATCTTGAGCTTGTTCGGCTGAAGTGTGGATAGCTAAGTTTTTCAGGTGGTTTAGCGCACCCTCAAATCGGCCAGATTGCAGTTCGGTAATCTGGCTAATGCGCGCCATTTTGCAGATATACGCCTCATCCTTTTCTACGAATGCGGCAGCCTCCAAAAGCTGGCGGCATTGATCGGGAGTGATTCGGGCATCATTCAGTGCGGCGGCTACGGGTGATGCAGAGCGGGCAGGCGTAACGTCTTTAATGTCGTAGGTTTTACCTTCCATTTCTTCAGCGGTTGGCTCTTGGCCGATTTCTGGCCAGCCTTTACGCAGTGCTTGGGCTTCGGCGCATTTTGCAATTTGGCCGCGCGGACGCTTTTTCCACATCGCATTGGGCGCGTCTGTATCCTTGCCAGCAGTGGCATAGTTTTCTTCCCAGTATTCAACGGCGGTGTACGAGACAACACGATCACCAACGATTTTATGCACTGTGTATCGGCACCATTCAGGGAACGAAACCGTAATTCCGCCTTTAAATGATTTTTCGATGGTTGGGCCAAACTCTGGAGCGTCAGCCCCAGCATAAGTGCCAGAGCGTTCAGCCTGAATTCGGTACAGCCCAACACCCGGCATTGGCACATCACGCCATTCGTAATTGCCCGTCTGTGCGTTTTTCACGTTCATTGGCACTAGATGAACAGGCTTTAACATCACGTCCAACCCACGAGCGCGGCAATAATCGATGGCCAGTAAAATACTGTCGGGTTTTGCACCGGGATAAATCGTTGAATTCAGCGCGCCCCATGTAGATTCATCAATGCCGCGCATTGCTAGCAATGGGTTCTGCTCATCCCACTGCCGTTGATATTCTGTAGTTGCAATCATGCTCATGCTGTCCGTCCTTCTTTTTGATTAAATGAATTTGGGTAATTTCTTTGGAGTAGGCACATCAAGCCCCCCAGGGTTTTGTGTGCGTACTGCTCTTTGGTTTCGCTGTTTGTCGCTATCCAAAGCGGTTGGTCGCGCCACTTCTCTTTTTTCCGAATCACTGAAAATTTCATTGAATTTGTCCTCGTCAAAAAACATTTTTTTCTCGTTTTGGTTTAAAGAAGTCTGTTTGCGTACTCCTCAAGCCGTGCTTCTGCTTGGCGCTCGGCCACTTCTTCACGGCGTTTTTCAGCAATGGCAGCAATCACGCTGCTTTCGATTTTTTCAGAAAAGGAAAAGGCGGCACGATGCAGTACGGCTTGAAGATCGGCAGCTGCCTGTTCGTCGCCTTGAGCGATGCGCAAGAGCAGCCCATCCATTGCTTCGCACTCATCCATGAAGCCGTATAGGTGCTGCACCGCGTCAGAAAAGCGGTAGTGTCCGTTTAGCCCTGCAATGGCTTCCCCAGCGATTAAACGCTCGGCAATATCGTGGGTGATTGTTTCGGCTGGATCGTATTCAGGCGGTTGGCAGTCGCCGTAGCCTGTAAGAACTGGTTTTAAGGTGTGCATCGTGCTGGCTTCCTTTTTAGGCTTTACCTAATTAATTGTTAGGCAGAATATAAGCCAATACCTAATGATAGGCAAGCACAAACTTAGCTAAAGCC